CGTTGTTCGATGTTCTTTTTCTGGTTGCAGGTGCGACACGCCGCTACCAGGTTGGTTAGTTTGTGTGTGCCGCCTCGGCTGACTGGTATGACGTGGTCTACGTCGGTGGCTGGGTTGCCGCAGTAGACGCAGGTGTGTCGGTCTCTGGTCATTACTTGTTTGCGGAGTGCAGCCCAGTTCTTTGGCTTGCTCTGTTGCCAGGTTGAACCGGCCCATGCTTTTGGCTGATGCTCGGTGCAGTAGTTGCTGCCGATCACAATTTCTGGGCAGCCGTCTTTACCGCATACCCGAGCAGTTCTAGCCATGTGTTACTTGGTTGCGCCGCAGTTCTGGCAGTAGCCTGCTGGGCAGTCGGTGCAGCTGGTCTTCGGTGCAGGAGTCGAGGTGACTGGTGCAGCGGTGGTGGTGGTCTCGTCAGCCATGGTTATGCGCTTGGAAGGTCGAACGAGAAAGTTGCAGGGTTGTAGCCGGTCTCGGTTGCTACAGGAGCAGCTGGAGCCTCTACTGGTGCAGCAGGTGCCTCGACAGGTGCAGCGGTCTCAACAGGAGCCTCGACTGGTGCGTCTGGAGTGGTGTATTCGTCAGCCATGATGGCCTCTCTTTCATTTTCTTTTTACTGCGGTGAAGTGGATGCGCTCGGAATCGAACCGAGGTATTACGGCTTCCGCAAGCGGTCTTAGGCCGTAAGCGACACCTGTCGCACCCATGTGGAGAGGGCATCCCACCAACCTAAACCCCTCAACGCGACCCCTGAACGCCTAAAGGCTAGTGATCGCGGAGTCGCCAATTCTCTCCCACACTTAATGTAAAGGGCTAGAAGGGTCGGTTTTTCAAGTAAATTAGAGAACTTTTTTCAGTCTGGCTTTGAGTCGCCACCAGGCGTGTTGGTATTGGCGCAGGTGGAATCGGAGCGGATAGCGGCTAGGTTCAGCCCTGTGCCTTGCCCTTTTGCTCATTCTCCAGTTCCTTCAGCAGCTGCTCCGCCTGCTCCGGCGTCAACTTGGCTGCCAACTTCTGGATTTTGCGTTTCGCTCGTAGGCGTTGGTTGCGTGCTTTGCTCATCGAGTTTCCTTTGGATTTTCTGGGCTTGTTTGGATCGTAGGTAGACGGGGTAAAGAACCTGAACATCCCAAGTTTCATGCGTGTCGCGGATGACACCCTTCATGTAGGTCATTCCGGCTTCACCGGTGGTTTTCTTGATGAACCTGATTTGGCGTCTGCCGAAGTAATCCCAGCCGAAACGGTAGGTCTTTTTCACTTGTTTTCTTCCTGCGGCAATTCCGTACCAGTTTCGGTACGGTCTTGGCTCTCGACTAGATGCTTGCCGTCACCGAGGTCAATGGCAATCTGGGCGATGAGCTGACGCACGTTGATTACCGGCTTGTGCTCAAAGTTCGCTACAAAGTTGTTCAGGTAGGCGATTACTGCGCCGCGCTCTTGGGTGCGTCCAAGGCCACGCGACTCGGCACTGATTTCGTCAATGCGCTTGCCAATCCAATCCATGCCGGTGGTCATGCTTTAGCCTGTTCGCTCTTGATGGCCGAAACTAGGCTCTTGAGCTTGTCGAGACGGAAACCCGACCATGCCTTGATGTCGGTGGTGACGATCGGTGCTTGGAGCAGACCCTGCGCCTTGAAGACTTCAACCTGCTCTGGGTGCTGGCTCAAGTCCACCACGTCATAGGTGATGCCTTCGCGGTCGAGGTAACGCTTGGTGCTCATGCACTGAACGCAGTTTGGCGTCGTGTAGACGACTACTGGAATAGCCATTAGTTTGCCTCTCTTAGCATTAGTGGTCGGTTGCCATAGCCGCCAATGTTTTCTAGTTTGCCCTCTTGAAGTAGGTTCTCGAGGAATCGGTAAGCGGTTGTCTTGCTGTAGCCTGCCCGTTTGGCGTTTCGCACGAAATCTGGCGAGCGAAAGACACCTTTGGGAATCAAGCCAAACAAAGTGCGGTAAGAGTTGTCGCCCACTGATCCATAACTGCCCTTATCGACCGGCTTTTCCGCTGGCTTGCCTGACACAATCGGTGGGTTCTCTTTTATGACCTTGATAGCCCACTCAACGCCAGCAATTTCATGTGGCAGTTCGACAAGCTCAGGGCCAAGCAGGCTCACTTGCTCAAGTTTGGCTAGGCGTGTTTCTAGGAGCGCAATCAAGCGTTCCCATTCAAGCGTCATCGCGCGTTCGGTGCTGTTCATCGTGCCTTCCTTGCTGTAAATGTCTTGTTGCAGCCACCGCAGTGAATCTCTACCTGCTGGCTTTCAATAGCCCAGTCCACGCCGTAATACTTTCCACAGCGAGGGCAAATTACGTTATCGAGGCTCATCGCTGCCTTTCGTGTTGCGTTCAAGTTCGGCGGCGTCAAGGTCGCGAAAGCGTTGCGCCGTGCGAATCTTCCAGTCAGGGCCAAGTAGCGATTCTGGCTTGATGTCGATTGGGCCGTCCATCGTGTAGATCACCCAGAAGCCTGGAATCATCGACTCGCGGAGCACGTGGCGGCTGTAAAGCCAGACCAGCAGGTCATCCTGTGCTGATGCGATGCCCTCGGCAACGCCATCCTTGAAGCCATCGTCATAGCTCATGCGGTGCATACTTGCTGCGCTCATTATTCGTTTCCTTCTTTTTCTAGTTCGGCAAGCAAGTCGAGCACCTGCTTAGTCGGCTTTGCGATGCCCTTGAGCTTCGCGATGATTTCGTTGTTGCGGTCACGCCAACCCTGCTCGATGCCTAGTTGGCGAGCCGATTCAGGCGTGTAGCGGTCGGTGTATTCAGTCGGCAAGGCCTTGAAGAAGCCTCGGTCTTTCATGTCGCGAGCCACAGCGGTTGCGATCGGTGTGCTACTCATTTGGCCACTCACCCTTCAAGACGAGCAGGCCGATAGCGGCATAGTTCATCAGGTCAAGGAACGAGTCTTCGAGCGATTCGTTGCCAGGCTCCTTGCCCGAGTCGAGCAGGTTGTTGATTCGTGCCAGCTTGTCGTGCATACGAACACGCAAACCGTTCAACGCGCCACCAGGAGCGAGCGCGATGTTTTTCGGCCCGTAGTCGGCGTGCTTCTTCAGCAACACCGCGAGCGCGTCCGAGTAAGTCTTAGTGACTTCTAGCGCAAACTTGTCTTGCTTTTTGCCTGCCGGATGTAGTGCCTTTTCTTGTTTCTTGTTCATGCGACCCTTCTTTCTTTTTCGATTCGCTTCACAAAGTCGTTGTAGGTTTCGCCGTCTTTGCCGTATTGCATCAGCGTCAAGCTGCGCTCACGATCACGCTTGGCCCTACAGGTGCGGCATTCGCAGTTCAAGCCATCGGCCTTTTTGCGATCTATGCCGTATTCGGCCAACGGCTGAACCTCGCCACAGTTTGAGCAAGGCTTGTGGCCGTCAGGAATCTCAGGCATGACGATGTGCTTCTTGTTCACGCAATCACGGTGTCCACAGACACGCTCTCCAGGCAGGTAGTAGCGGCCGTTCTTCATCGGGTTGTCGTTGTCGTCAAACTCGCCATGCCAAGGCCGGCAAAAGTCGCCCTTAGAGCCACGGCGAATCTGTTGCATCGGTCTGGCGTTGCAGCTTGAGCATTGACCGTTGTGGCCACGCTCCGCACGCTTATCGAGCGCACCCACACGCACCGGTTCCATGACGCCACAGCGAAGGCAAGAGATGAGCTGAATGGTGTTGTTGCGTTCCGTCTGTTCTTCACGGGCCTTGTCGTTGGTGCAGTCCTTACAGCGCGATCGGTGCAGGTTTTTGCCGCGCTTGGCGAACTCGTCGAGCGATTTAGTCTCGTTGCATTTAGTGCAGGTCTTGCGTAGTGCCATGTTGCGTTTACGCCCGAACCCACATGATCGCCTTGCGACCAGATGCCAACGTGGTGCGACCGCCAGAGTCTTCAACGAACCCGTCACGCACCAGCTCGGCGCGGCGTGAACGGATGCTCTGCGGAGTAGCGAACTTGGCACCGAACACAAAGTCGATGTGGCGAACTAGGTCTTCGTCACACATGGCGGTCTGCAAGAAGTCGAGAATTGCTTTCTTCACTTCGGTCAGGTTGCTCACGGTGGCGGCAGCCTGGTGCGAAGTCGATGGGTCAAGGGTGCGTGCGTGAGGCATTAGCGGTTCACCTGTCCGTTCAACTTCTCAAGCTCGGCGGCATAGCCCTGAGTCACTTCGATGTGGCGGTTGCTTAGATCAGTGAGCGAAAGCAGCAGCGTCTTGTGCGCTGCGAGCTTGGCTTCGATGGTGTCGATGCGTCGGCGAAGAACTTCAACCCAGACGAGCTGGGCACCGACGATAACGAGCAGGCTTAGAAACGGAATTGCGACGTTCATTAGTTTTCCCCTTCCTTGCTGAACGCTGCCTTCGAGATTTTTACGATCACGAAGATAACCAGTGGAATCGTCACCCAGCCATAAGGCTGTGCAGCGAACCAGGTGGCAAACCATGAGCCGAGGCACATGGTCAAATACAGGACAACCGATACGGCTACCAGTGCGATGAACTTTAGAAACTTGGTCATTTGATTTCCCTTCTTTTGACCTTGTATGTCTAGTTTAGCGATTTCTTGGAATTGTCAAATCCCAATTTCTATTCGGCGTGTCGCTTTTCCATGTCGGCCTCGGTAGCCAGACGAACCTCAACCGAAGCCCCAGCCAGACTGGCCTCGGAATAGACCTTGCGGCTGTGCCACGCCACGATTAGCGAGTCATCGGCCAGTAGCGAAGCGTCGACGCTCATGGCGTCACCTAGGGCTCGTTGCAGCTTGTCGAGGTCAGGCGCAATCGAAGGCCAGAGGCGTTTGACGGTCTTAGGTTTCGGCAGGCGAAAAGTCACATCGACCACGACCGGCTCGGTGAACTGCCCTTCCGCGCCCGTCTTCACCAATTCCAAGAACACAGCGTCGGCGACCGCTGATCGCCAAGGCTTCAACTTGCTGCTGGCCTCGATAAACCGACCGTTGCCAACATAACGCTTCGAACCCTGTGGAGCAGGGTCACCGAACGCCGTGAACTTGAAGTGATTCATTTAGAACGGAGCGAGCTCGTCGTCAAGGCTCGAGCCAGGGTTTGCCCAACCGGTCGCCTGTGGCTTCGCCGCGTAGTTGTTTGGAGAGAAGCTGTTTGCTTCAACCTTCTCTGCGCTGACTGCACGCACCTTGAGCGCAAGGCCCTCGGTGCCATCCTTCTTTGCGAACTTCTCAGTCTTGAGAGTGCCCTCAATCTTGATCAGGTCGCGCTCGGCGAAGGTCACGCCTTCAGGAAGCACTACGTCGAAATAGTCCTTGCCTACGGTTTCCCAAACGCCGGTTGTCTTGTTCTTCGCACGCTGCGAGTGAGAGACGCGTGCGACAGTTCCCCACTGGAACGTCTTGACTTCGTTCACGAAGCCCTCGAACTGGATTTGAATTGCCATGGTTTCTTTCTTTCATAGGGTCAGGCTCAAAGCGGCCTGCGCTTTTGTTACATCGTCAAGGCTAGTTAGCCCTGCCGACACTTTCGACAGACGTGCTTGATGCGATCGTGCTCGCACATCTGCGGTGGGTTTGCTCGAAGCTCGGCCTCTAGGCGTTCGGCCTCTAGGCGGCGTTCCTCGGCTTCTCGCATCGCCATTTCGTGGTCGCGCTGCGCCTTAGCCTTTGCCTTCGCAGCTCGCTCGTCAGGAGTCAACTCACGCACCGGCAACGGCCCGTCTTCCCAACGACCCTCATTCAGCCAGGTAGTCGGATGAGGAATGAACTGCGGCAGCGGCAGGTATGGATCATTCTGGAACTTCCAAGCGGCCGTCACGATGGCCTGCCCGTCAATCTGGGTCACAGCCTTCTCAAAAGCCTTCTTGGCGGCCAACTTGCCAACCTTGCGAGGGTAGGCTTCCCAGAACAAGTCAAACAGTCGCTCAACGTGTTGAGCATGAATATTCTCTTTAGTTTTATTCTTAAGGAAGTTGTCTTCTTTGTCCGTTGGTTTAGCCGCTACGGAATCAACCGCTGCGGAAAAACCTGCTACGGCTGGAGACAGCAGAATCCAAGCCTTCGCGCCGAACCGCCCGTCAGGCATGACCGTCTGCTTGGCCTCAAGCCAGCCCAGCGCGGTTAGGTTCTTGGCGGCTTCGTTGATGCTCCACCGGCCCATGCCAGTCTCACGCTCGATCTGTTGGTAGGTCAGCTCGTAGCCGTCGTTGTGGCTCATCAGGTAGGCGAGCAGGCGGAAGCCTGTATGGCTTAGGCGAGGGTCGCGGATGGCTTCGTTAGGGATTTGCGCGAACGGCTGGTTATCGCGACGGTAGAGCTTGTGAACGCCTGAATCAGTTGGTGTCATTCTTTCCTTCAATGTTGCTAGTTTCTATTCGAGCATAGTGGTCATCTAGCAAAAACCACGCATTAACTTGAAAATCAAACACCGGCTCAATCAGTGGGTCTTGCCAAGTGTCTAGTTTCCAGCCGTATTCCTTCGCGACACGCGCCCAACGGGCATCAGATTCGATTAGGCCGTTGAGCGTAGAGCAAAGAACAACCAGGTTGCTAGGAACGTCTCGGACTCTAGAACCACCCATACCGCGATTAGCTCGATGATTCGGGCTAACAGCCGTAACCTCGCCGCAGTGAACACAACCACCGTCTCTCGCCAGTAGCCGATCAAAGTCTTTCTTATTCAAGGCCGAAATCTTGTCTGCCTGGATGCTCGGTCGGTGCAAAGCCCATGGGCAGCGTTTCGACCTGCGCCGACGATGACGAAAACACTAATTCGCTGGTGGATTCTTTGTTGGCTTCGTGGCATGGGTGGGCTTTGCGCCACTCTTTGAGTAGACGAACCACGCCGTCGCCTTCGGCAGCGAACGAAGCACCACAGCTACAAGTCTCAGCGACATTCATCGTTCCCCAATGCCAGCAGTGCGCCACTGAATGTCAACCATGCGCCCAGCGGTCTGTGTCGCCATCATCGCCTCAGACAAATGCTTCAGTTTCAACTTCACGCGGTTCACTTCAATCTTGGCAATCGCAGCAGCCTCACGCGCCGGTTGCGACTCCAACTTCGCAATCGCCTGACGATCTACAACCGTGCCCTGCGCCTGGAGCAACGACACAGCCTCTTGGCGGTCTGCTTCCAATTCGAGCATGATGGCTTTTTGCTCTACCTCGGCAAGGTAAGCGATGCCCTTCTCGGACTCTTGCCTGATGCGTGACAATTCACGGATCACATCGGCCGGCGAAACTATCTCAGTCAATGTCTTGTTCCTCAATTTTCTCTTGAACCCAAATCAGGCGAGCAGTCAACCGACTGGCTTCGCGGTTAGCCCCTTCCGCCATGGCCTGCGCAACAGGTGCGCTTAGGTTCTTGGCGTAGCCGATGCTCTGTGCCTCGGCGGCTAACTCCAGCTGGTCGTGAATCGCCACACTCAAGATGCGGCGAATCACGATCAACGGATGTTCCTTTTTAGGCAAGCGACGCTGCCTTGGACTTGATGGCTTCCAGCACGTCTGCCGGTGCCTTCGCTGCGCGTGCCTGGTTGTAGAGGTCGCGAGCTGCGGTCACATCGGTCAACGCTTCGACCTGCGTGAGCCAGTTGCTTTTGCTCGGTGCAGGCGTGATGCCACGCTCGACCTTCTGCATTTCCTCACGGCTGGTGCGCTTGTTGCCACTCATGTTCATGTTGGCCAAGGCGCGACCAATAGCCGACGTTTCGCAGTTCTCGAGAGCCGAAGTCTTGTTAGCCATCGAACCGCCATCGACCTCAAACGCCCAGCCGGTCGCCTTCGGGCATTCCTTGAACTGATCGTCGGCGTTCATGTAGATGCGAGCCTCAACAACCCAGACACCGCTCTGGCGGTCTTCTGGCTTGGTGTGGTTCACGGTGACGATGCGTGCATCGGTGTGCTTCTCATCGGCCCAGAAGCGGATGAGTCTCTGCTCTACGGTTTCGTAGTCTGCGAGATTGAATTGTGCCATGTTGCGTTTAGCCCTTCTTGGTTACTAGATACGGCGTTCCGCCGTTGCGTGCCTGACGAGTGAACTTCCATTCACCGGAAACCGTGCCACGCTTGGCAGTTCCCATCGCAGCAAGAATCTCGCTCCGAACTCTGTTTAGTGTTTCCTCGGCCAAGGCAACCTCGTTGGCTGCCTGCTCGTAAATCGAACCGAGCGAACCCAGTTCAACCTCGCCATCGCCGTCAATGTCTGGGTGCTCCTGGCGCACGGTCTCGTAAGTGCTGACCATCGGTGCGCTGAAGTCAGGTGCGTCGCCGCTGTCCAAGAACTTCTTGAAGTCGATGACGCTGGCCAGGTTCATGCTCTGCTCGAACTCGTCGGCGTGCAGCTCGAACTCGCGATACTTCGAACCACTGAACAGCACCACCACATAGGCGTGTGGCAGGCCGAGGGTCTGCAAATACCACTGCACCTGCGCGGCGTAGTGTGCAGGCACGCCGTTCGCCCAAGCGTCTTCGTAACGCGCCGTCTTGACTTCGATCAGGCCAAGTTGACCGTCGCGCTCATAGATGGCGTCAGGGTTAGCAATCTGCCAGTCGCGCTCGTTGCTCGCCCAGGTGCCGACGTTGCGGTGCAGGGTCAGCTCTGGGTGTTCATCGGCGAACTTGTCGATGATGACTGCCTCTAGGCGTGTTCCCCATTCCATCGCTTCGCTGGTCGGAATCGTGCCGTCAATCTTGCCGGTCTTCTTAGCCCACAGCGTGTAAGCCGACTCCCAAGGGTTCAAGCCACATATCGTGCCGACTTCCGAACCGCCGATGCCGCGAGCGCGAAGCTCATGCCATTCAGGCGACTGGTTAGCAAAGTTGCCAATCAAGTGCGCAGCTGTGATTTTGTCTAAAGCCATTGTTATCGTTTCCTTATCGGGTTCCCTTCGCCCGATTACGAACCCACCGTTGAGCCTATGCTCCGGTGGGTTTCGTTTTTCAAGGCGTATTTCGACATTACTGCCAACCGCCGACATTCCCTAGATGCGCTCCATGGCGAGTCCACAAAGCCCACAAGAAGCGTCGGTCAAATCTTTCGTCATCGCGATCGTGTGGCCGTTCAGGCACTGGTATTCGATAACCGCCGGATAAGCCCGTTCAGACTTGGTGCCATACTTGCCAGGCATAGCCCGTTCCAGCCACCAAGCGGCAGCCTTCCAATCGCCCTGATTAGCAGCCTTTTGAATCTGAGCCACCGCGCGAACCACAGCATCAGCTCGGGCCTTGTAAATCTCTTGCCACAACTCCAACGCATCAGCGTTAGCCTCGTTCGGTTCTAGCCCTGCTTCGATACGGTCGTGTTCGGCTTGGCCAGCTGCTACAGCGGCCACAACCTGATTCAGCGTCAAACCAGCAAACGCGCTCGCGGTTTCCAAATCGGTTCCACCGCGCAAAGCGTCGATGAGTTTCTTAGCCTTCAGTTGATTCACGGAACGGCTGCCCGTCTTGGTTGGTTGGAGTGACACCTGTGTGCTCCATGTAGCGTTGCAGGATTACGTCGGCATACTTCGGGTCAAGTTCGACTAGGCGAGCGACACGCTTCGTTTGGTGGCAGGCGATAAGGGTTGAGCCTGAACCGCCGAAAGCGTCTAGCACCAAGTCGCCGGCCTTCGAGCTGTTGATAACGGCACGCGCTACTAACTCGACAGGCTTGGTTGTTGGGTGCAGTTCGCTTCGGCTAGGTCGAGCGATTTCCCACAGATCACTTTGCTTGCGGTCTTGAACCGGTGCCAAGCGTGCCGCGCTGTCGTTCCAGCCATACCAAATCGGCTCGTATTGCGTGTGATAGTCCTTGCGCGAGAGAACGAGTCGGTCTTTAGCCCAAATGACGGTGCTTGACCAGTGAAAGCCTGCATCGCGAAGTGACTTATCGACCACCGGCCACTCTTGCGCCGACATGACCACGTAAATCGGTGCGCCTGGCATCGAGAACGCTTTGAGCTGGGTGCTGAACCCGTCGCAGAACTCATCGAACGCTTGGCCTTGGTTGTCGTTGAGAATCTTGCGAACCTTGTAGCCCTGAGCGTTGCCCTTCGGCACATCGCCGTAGTTGACGTTCCAAGGTGGGTCGGTGAAGACCAGGTGGGCTTGGTCGTCGCCCATCAGCGGTCGCAGGTCGCCCGTAGAGTCGCCCACGAACAGCCGGTGAGGCCCAAGGTGCCAGACATCCCCTAAACGGCTCTGTGGGGCTTCAGGAGCCTCTGGCACATAGTCTGCGTCTGTCAGCGCGGTTGGCTCATCAGGGTCGCTTAGAGCCGCCCACAGCGCGTTCAGGTCGGCTTCGGTGTAGCCCGTGCCACCAAGGTCAGGGAGCGTGCCCAGCAGCTCGGCCAACGCGGCATCGTCATAACCGGCCATGTCCGAGTAGCGGTTATCAGCCAGCACAATCCGCGCGGCTTCTTCATCGGTGACATCCCGAACGTAAGTGATCGCGATGCGTTCCCAGCCGAGGTGCTTCGCAGCCTTCCAAGTGTGGTTGCCTGCCAAGATTTCGTGAGTGTCGTAGCGCACCACCAAGGCGCGGAACTGGCCGTTAGTGGTCAGGCTTTCGGCAATCGCTTCGACGTTGCCAATTCGAGGGTTCTTGCCGTAAGGCGTGAGCGTGTCAATGTCGACCAGATGAACCGAGCTGTCGAGCCGCACCAGATTCCTATTCGCCCAGAGAGTCCGAAAGTCGCTTTATCGCGCGTGCGATGATGTGGCGAGCACCCTCAACGGTGACGCCTTTCAGTTCCGCAATCTCGGCCAGCTGCAAGCCGTCACGGAACCGGTATTCGAGAACCTCAATCATGTCCTTCGGCAGGCCGTAGAACGCGCCGGTCACGTCAGCCAGGATGGCGACGGCGTTGCCCGAATCGACAGGTCGGTCAAGCGGTCGGCCGCTGTTCGGATGTTCACGCACCATCGTCTGTGGCCATGCCTCGAAAATGAACGGCAGGGTTCGTTCCAGCATCTCGACGTTGTAAAAGCGGCCACGATCCAACGGCACGCCGTTACGAGCTGCGGTTTCCTTCGTGCAATACCGCAACGCCTCACGCTTCAACGTCACATACAACGCACCCTTGCCGCGAGGGTCTTCACGCCACTTCTGCACCTTGCCAATGTGCTTCAACATCCACAGAAGCAACGTCGACTCCAAGTCTTCGTTCTCAACGGCAGACCACTTCGAACCGATGCGCCAAGCAGTGTTCTTGGCAGCTTCCATCTCTGCCTTGGTCAGTTCGAGGGTCAAGTAGTGCTCCTAAATAATTCGTGCTTGGGTCTTGGTTCGGTTCCAGGTGTGCGGAATGAACTGCTCAATCATCTGGTCGCGTGTCATCGTCCACTTGTTCAAAGCAGGGTCAGAAACGAGCCCATACGACTGCGAGAACCACGCCGACGCGTCACACAATGCGCCGCCTTGAAGCAGCCAAGTGTCGCCAATGAGCTGCTGAAGGATGACGTGGTGATAGTGGCCAGTGACCAGCAAGTCAGCGTCACCAATCGGGTCACGGGTCGCGGCCTGCGACTTGAACCAGTTCAGAATCTTCTGCGCAGGCGTGCCAGTCGTCTTAGCAACGTGCCCGTGAGTCAAGCCGATGATGTGGCCCTGAACTTCGACGGTCACGCTCAACCTGTCCTTGCCAGGGAACGAGAACGTCACATGGCTTAGGGCAGGGTTCATCGCGAACGCTTCGGCAATTTGCTCCACCAACGCCACATCGTCGTTATCGCTGAGAGTGGTGAAAGCCTTGCCGTTCGCACGGAACTCGCCATGGTTACCTGGCACGACCGCTACATGAACGGGCAGGCCAAGGCCGGCGATCTCAACCAGAATCTCGCTGACCAAGCGACGAACAAGCTTGACCTGTTCGCGACGATCCAACGAGACGCTGAAAGTTTGCATCTCATACCAGCCGCTGATGCCTTCCACCAAGTCGCCAGTCAAGGCAACGAAAATGGATGTGGCTGGCTTGCCTGACTTCTTGAGTGCCGTCAGGTCATCCTTGACGAGCTTAGGGATTTCGAGCGCACGGTTCACCATGCCTGCGATGCCGTCGCCGTCTGCCTGACCAGCCTGCAAGTCAGTGATCTGCAAGCAGTAGGTTCGGTTGTTGTCTACGTCGGCAACTTTGCCTTTCGCGCGACGAGCAACCTTGATGATGTCGTCCAGGTCGATACCTGCCGACTCCAAACCTCTACGGCGAACACGCGCCTTGAAGTAGTAGAAGCGTTTCAGGATGCCATCGCCTACGTTGCCATCCCATGCACGCATCTCTACGGTTGAGCCGTCGACCTCGTAATGTTGCGGTTCCATCGACTCTGGGAGCAGTTCACGCAGAAAAGCGTTCCAATCCACCGGTGGCTCTGCCTGTGGCGGTGTCGTAATGTAGCCGCCCTGTTCGCCGATGACAACGGGTTCCCATCCTTCTGGGTGTCGGTGTTTGCGACCGCGAGAAACTTCAGTTGCGGCACCATCGTTACCGATGCCGAGAAGCGCGTCTAACTTGTCGTTCATTCTGCAACCACACAGCTGCACTGGTTGTTGCGGTGACGGTAAATCACCGGACTGCTGCACGGATAGCCAGCCTTGAACAGGCGAACCCTGATCGAGTTGTCTGACTCGCCACCGTCAGCGAACGGCTTGTTCACCAGTGCCAAGAGTGCGGCCTTGTAAGGCTCTGGGATTGCTTCGATGATGCGACCGAGCTTGCATGGCTGCACCATGTTCTCGGCTGGTTCAAGTAGTGCGTCTAAGTTCATGTTCTTCTAGCCCTTCAGGTGCCAGACTTTCTAGCCACCCATAAAGAGCCTAATAACACGCTTAGACAGGAATGTAGTTCAGCGCATCGGCGTGTCGGTTGTGCCACGTTGCATTGGGATACCTGAAAGGAACGCCTGCTGCTCCGCGAGCGCGGCTTGAAGGGTCTGCTTGGTGTGTCGGCGAGCCAGCACGATGTAGTCGCGCCCATCCTGCAAGTGCAGGACTTCCAGCAGCTCGGCGTCGTCCTGGGCGCAAGCCCAAGTGATGATTGCGTCTTCGCCAGGCGTGAACGGCCGCAGAACTACCACCATCAGGCTTGGCCCACACCAGCCCTCGGAGTCGCCCACCTTGATGTGCTTGTGGTAGGTCTCAAGGACGCTCATCAGAATCGGGAAGTTCGTCAGCGTGGATGGTGCGAGGTCGAATCGGGATTCCATTGGGGCGGTCGCCTTTCTCATCGGCATCGACATAGATGAACCCGTCACCATCGGGCGCATAGGCCACGACAATCTCTTTGTCTTCAAGTGCTTCCAGCCACGCATCGAGCCGAGCCTGCTCGTCATCCGTCAGCTCGACACCGGCACGCAACCGACCCAGCAGGCGCAACATCCGCGCCGGATACTGCTTGATGTGCTCGGCCTTCACACGCCACGGCAGCTCGTCCTTGAACCGGTGCTGTTGAGCCGTCAACCCTGCCCGAGACAACGCCGCAGACACGCTCGACCGCGACACGACCTCACCCGACTTCACCTGCCACCAGTCCACGATCTGCTGGTGCGTGTAGCCGTCTCGAACGAGCCGAGCAAGCTCGCTGTCTGGTGGGAGTCGCTTCGGTGCTGGCATCCCCTTGGCCTCTCGTTAGGCTGATGGCGAGGAACGTAGCAAGGGTGACCCTGCGCAGTCAAAAGTGACACGCTGCATTGGGATACGTTGCTATCGTTGCCGTCAAGAGACCGTCAAGGGAGCAGAACGATGGGTGCAAACGTGCAGGTCAGAGCCGATGGCTGAGTTCAT